GATGGTTTTGCAAAGAAGATCGCTCGCGGTCTCGACATCGCAGCTCTTCACGGCGTTAATCCAGCAGACCTGGCTAACGCTTCGTTTAAGACTACAAACAGCTTTGATGGTCAGGTAACTAACACGGTTACTTATGCAGCTGCAAATATTGATGCAAATATCGATGCGGCTATCGCTATGATCACAGCAAACGGCCGTGAGGTTAACGGCCTCGCTCTTTCACCAACAGCAGGCTCCGCTCTCGCAGCAATCAAGGTTAACGGCGTAGCTCAGTATCCTGAGTTCAGATTCGGACAGAACCCTGACGCATTCTACGGCATGGGCTCCGATGTAAACAGCACAGTTTCCGTAACAGGAACCGCTACTGGCTCGGAAACAGACCACGTTATCGTTGGCGACTTCGCTAACGCTTTCAAGTGGGGCTATGCAAAGAACATCCCTCTCGAAGTAATCGCTTACGGCGATCCTGATGGACTGGGCGATCTCAAGAGAACAAATGAAGTAGTTCTCAGAGCAGAGGCTTACATCGGCTGGGGCATCCTCGATCCTGCAAGCTTCGCAAGAGTTAAGGCGTAATCATGCTTTACCGTAACGAGAAGACCGGCGTAGTTATTGACGTTGAGTCGGTTCTCGGCGGAGATTGGAAGCCGGTCGAAACTAAGACCGCTGAGGAACCGAAACCAAAAGCCAAAAAGGCCGCAAAAAAGGAGAAGTAACAATGGCAGACTTCGCAACAGTATCTGACATCATAACGCTGTTCCGTCCTCTCACGCAGGACGAGACGGACAGAGCTGCTGCGCTGTTGCCAATCGTAAGTGACTCGCTCCGAATGGAAGCAATAAAGGCGGGCAAGGACCTCGACCAGATGGTTGACTCTTGTCCGCCTCTTGCATCGGTCGCGAAGTCGGTGACGGTGGATGTCGTAGCCAGGGCGCTTCTTACATCCACGGATTCGGAACCGATGACGCAATACTCCGAGTCTGCATTAGGTTACTCCGTTTCAGGTTCCTATCTGGTTCCTGGCGGAGGCCTTTTCATTAAGAAGAGCGAACTTGCGAGGCTTGGCCTTAGGCGGCAAAGAATGGGGGTGATCTCGTTATGGCCGGACACATCCGAGGAATAACGATCACACTCCACGAAAAGACATTCGCTGGATACGATGGATTCGGGGAACCGATATGGACAACTTCTCCGGTGCAAGTGGACAACGTACTGGTAGCACCTGTCTCGTCTGACGATATCGTGAATGACTTCACTTTATCGGGACGCAAGGCGGTGTATCAGCTCGGGATCCCGAAAGGGGACACGCATCATTGGAATGATGTCTATGTCGAGTTCTTCGGTGAAATGTTCCACACATTCGGCAAGCCTATCGAGGGCATCGAGGCTATGATCCCGCTGTCGTGGAACAAGAAAGTATATGTGGAGCGATATGAGCAAGGTTAATTTCAAACTTGATGGCAAGGGCGTGAGGGAACTCCTGAAGAGCGAGGGCGTTGCCAACGAATGCCGTAAACACGCCGAGGCGACACTGTCAGCAGCGAGCGCAAGGGCAGAAGGGTACGTTCTCGAGCCAAGGAATTATCCAGAGCGTAGCGGATTTGCCGTATACGCATCGGATTATCCCGCCATCGCTGACAATCTGAAAAACAACACTCTGCTCAAGTCGCTCAAGTGAGGCGGTAAGACATGATCGAAAAAATCATATATGACTACCTGAAAGGGCAGGGCATAGCCGCTTATATGCAGAAGCCAAAGGATCCACCAAGCGAATATGTCCTGCTTGAGAAAACAGGCAGCAGCAGAACGAACCACATCAACTCGGCAACGATCGCACTGCAGTCGTATGCCGGGTCTTTATATTCAGCCGCATTGCTGAATGAACGGGTCAAGGACGCGATGGATAACAGCATCGTGCTTGATGATATTTGCAGTGCAAGTCTGAACAGCGACTACAACTTCACGGACACAACCACGAAGGAGTTCCGCTATCAGGCGGTATACGACATAGTTCATTACTAACGGAGGAAACAAAATGGCAAATAACTCAGCTAATGTAAGCACCGGCAAGGGCAAATATGGCGGATATGCGTACATCGCTCCGATGACAGCCACACTGCCGACGGATGCTACGACGGCTCTTGGCGCTGACTTCCTTCTGCTTGGCTTCATCTCCGAGGACGGCATCACAAACGCTACCGAAAGAGAGAGCCAGGACATCGTGGACATGAACGGTGACACAGTAATGACCGTTCAGACCTCGCACTCCGAGACATGGCAGGCATCGTTCATCGAGTCTCTCAATGTGAACGTGCTGAAGATGGTCTATGGAGACGAGAATGTCACAGAGGCATCGGGCGCCATCACGATCCATGTTGATGGCAAGGAACTCGATGAGAAGGTATTCGTATTCGAGATGGTAATGCAGAACGGCAAGGCCAAGAGAATCATCCTGCCGAGAGGTAAGGTCAGCGAAGTGGGCGACATCGTCTACAGATCCGGCGATGCTATTGGCTACGATGTAACAATTGCCGCACTGCCGAACGCAGACGGAAACAAGCACATCGAGTACATCGCATAAAGAGGTGAAATATGATTACAGTCAAATTGCAGAATGGCTTCGAGGCTAAAATCGAGCCGGAACAGCTGAACGATATTTATTTCGTGGAGGCACTCGCACGAATCGAGTCGGACATACTTGCACTCCCGAAGGTGTGCGAAATGCTCCTCGGCGAAGAGCAGAAGAAGGGTCTGTATAAGTCGCTGGAGGACGAGAAGGGGCGTGTCAAACTCGAGGCGGTAGGCGATGCCATTACCGAGATAATGACAAAAGCGGGCGAAGAAACAAAAAACTGATGGTCCTCGCCGGCATGATCAGCTTTGACGAGAGCGCACTCGTCTGCGACTTGGCTGAAACATATCGCATTTTCGACTACAGGTCGCTGCCGGTCAAACTGGTGGCGACCTTGGCAGCCGGCTTGAGGGACGATTCAAGAATCAAGATGAAAATAGCCGGAGTTAAGGGCACTGGTAAAGAATTCCTGCTTGCGACCATTGCCGACAGGCTCGGGCTGATCATATATGCGCTCTGCGGTGGTAAGGGTGATAGGCCTGAATCCATAGCAGACAACTACTATGACAAGCAGGAACCAAAGTCAGAATATAAGAGCTTCTCATCGCCTGAGGCGTTCAGAGAGGCGTGGAATAAAGCAACAGGAGGGCACTAATGGGAACTGTAGGAACCGCGTATGTCCAGATAGTTCCATCAGCGCAGGGCATAGGCGGAAGCATATCGAAAATACTTAGCCCAGAAGCATCGTCTGCGGGATCTGCGGCAGGTGTGGGTATAGCAGGTGCCATGAAGAAGGCAATCGTTGCCGCTGGCATCGGAGCGGCCTTCGTAAAAGTCGTCAAGGGTGCGATGGGCGAGGGCGCGGCGCTTCAGCAGTCCTATATAGGTGGTCTTGAGACACTTTACGGCGATGCGGCAGAGGCGGCCCGTGGATATGCAAGAGAAGCGGCGGCCGCTGGCATCTCGATGAATGACTATTCAGAACAGGCCGTATCCTTCGGAGCGGCACTGAAGAATGCGTATGGTGGAGATGTCAAGAAGGCGGCAGAAGCGGCAAACACGGCCATTCTTGATATGGCAGACAACTCTGCGAAGATGGGTACCGACATCACCTCGGTGCAGATGGCATATCAGGGCTTCGCAAAACAGAACTACACCATGCTCGATAACTTGAAACTCGGGTATGGTGGTACAAAGTCAGAGATGGAACGGCTTCTGTCAGACGCTGAGAAACTGACGGGAGTCCATTACAATATTGACAATCTCGGTGATGTCTATGACGCAATCCACGTTATCCAGGGCGATTTAGGTCTTACTGGCGTGGCGGCCGAAGAGGCCTCGCAGACATTCAGCGGCTCATTCAATGCGATGAAGGCATCAGCACAGAATGCTCTCGGAAGCCTTGCTCTTGGCGAGAACGTTGGTCCTTCGCTCCAAACACTCGCAACATCGGTCAGCACATTCTTCTTCGGAAACTTCATTCCTATGCTCGGGACCATCATCAAGTCGATACCGGGCGCGGCATTGGCGTTCATTCAGACAGGGTTTCCTCTGCTTCTTAATGGGATCTCCAACATGATATCGAGCATCGCAACGCAAGTAGGGAACCTTGCGAACTCGCTGTCGGGTGAGAAGGTCGCTGAATGGGCAAGGACAATGATCCCGAAAATCCTTTCTTCTGCGGCAAGTCTGCTTGGCAATTTCGCATCGGGTCTTTTACGGAACCTTCCTAAAATCGCGATCGCCATTGCGAAGATAGGTCTTGCCATCGTCAAGGGACTCGGATCTGCGCTGTGGGGCAAGGTCAAAGCGGCGGCTACCGGCATAGCAACGAGGTTCATGGCGCCTATCAACGCATTGAAGGCAAAAGTCAAGGCGGCAATAGATAAGGTCAAGAATCTGTTCCCGTTCAAGATCGGCAAGGTCATGAGCAACATCAAACTCCCGCACTTTAGTGTTTCGGGCAAGTTTGGACTGAATCCACCGCAGGCACCTAAACTCAGTCTGAAGTGGTTCGCTAAGGGCGGAATCATGGACGGACCAACGCTGTTTGGACTGGCCGGCGGCGAGAAGGGTCCTGAGGCGATCCTTCCGCTGGATTCGTTCTGGGACAGACTGGACAACATGAATTCGGGCGGCATCACCATCAATCTCAACTACAACGCCTCTGACGATGCGAACGATATGGTCAGAGACATAGCAAGGAACGTGAAACTATACAGAATGGCGGGGGCGTTATAAATGGCAGCAACAATCAAATGGAGGCCGAATCTGGCGGTGTCATCATTGGCGGCACCGGCGCGAACCACACCGCACACGATGAAGGCAACGTGGAAGATCCCGGCTAATCTGACGAGCACAAATAAGTCGAACCGGGCGGAGACATTCAGGGTCAACTGGTATTTGTACCTGTCGGACGGAACATCGAAGCTCCTGACTCAGTGGGTCAACACAAGCACCACGGCTTCGGAGATAAATCTTGACAGTCTCCAGATAGGAAGCGAGACACTTACAAGGAACTCGTTTTATCCGCTTGGCAACAATCCGAAACTGACCTCGGTCAGCATCAACGTGCTGTCGAAGAACAGGAAGGGATACGGCCCGAAGGCAATCGCAACGAGGCAGTGGGCGGCTCCGAGAGTGCCGACGATAGACGAGATAACATTCAATAACGATAACGGCCGTGCGTCGACCACCATCAAGACGGATGCGGGCGAGGATTACCAGGAGCGCTACGACACCAAGTACGAAGTGGTCATCACCGACTCAAGAACGGGCAAGTCCGTGAATAGTTCGGACGACGCATCGACGAGTACAGAGTTCGATGTTGGTTATAACTTCGGTTCGTATCAGGCTCTTGGATATAACGACTACATCCGCATGCAGGTCAGAGCGAGAGCGCGTGGATATGCAGGTGACTCCGAGACAGCGGCAAGAAACCTTTATGTCGGTTATCCTGCGCAGGTCTCGATAAGTAAGGTGGACATATCCGCAAAGTCTGAGACGGGCAAGTGTACAGTCCACATAAGGACAAACAGCACAGCCGAGCATCCGGTCGACCAGGTGCGCCTCGAGTACGCGGCTAATGTGAGTTATGAAAAGGCGTCAGAGATCCCCGAAGAGGCTTGGACGAGGACGGAGATCATAGACGATTCGAACTGTACCGCACTTGCGACTTCGGTGGGCGCTCTGATACCCGACAGAGGCAAGCATACTTTCGTCAGAGTCAAGTCGTATCACCTCAACGAGAATGTTCTTTATAGATATTCCGATGCGGTGATTCTGAAGGAACTTGAGACGCCTGCAGCAGCTGCGGCCGACATCAACATCAAGATTTTGAATGTCGAGGCAGGCGAGGGCGGCGAGAGTGCCATCGTAACGCTCGGATGGAACGCAGACGGAGCGGACGATTATACGGGCACAGAATTATCGTGGTCTGATGAGGAAGATACGTGGAGATCCACGGAAGAGCCAAAGACGCACGAGTTCACGTGGTCGGATGGTCCGCTGACCTATGACGGAGTCACATACCAAGACAGCGCCGAGATAGTCATTAAGGGACTTGAAGAGGGCACTAAATACTACATCAAAGCGAGGCGTTATCTCGATGCGGATACAACCACTTATTCGGCGTATTCGAACACGGAGACACTTATCACCACGGAGACACCGGAGACCATCGTTGCGGTATGCGACAGATATGTGGTCTCAAGCGGCGCTCTTCCGATAAGGTGGACGCTTTCGGGCAATGGTCTGCAGACCAAGTGGCAGGTGGTATCGTCCGCCGGCAAGATAATCGCAGACGGCGAGGGAAGCATCGGCGCAACACAGATAGATGCGGACAGACTTGCGACATTCGCAGTGGATGGGACTGTGACATTTACTGTCCAGGCATCTACCGGAAGCGGCTGGGTGTCGAGCGAGCAACACAAGGTCACGATAATGCAGCCACCGACACTGTCCATCAATGTGCCGGATACACTTACGGCTCAGCCGGTGACATTCACGGCAACGGCATCGAGTCTATGCGACCTCATCGTGATACTGACAAGCCAGGGCGCAGTCGGACAGTTCCCGCAGGGCATACTGAGGCAGACGAGTGGAGACACCATCCACAGCGATGTATACAGACCGACCTGGGTAGCATCAGGCAATAACTACACGGCAACGATAACGCTACCGGACGGACTCGATCTGTGGAACCTCGGAAGATATACGCTCTCGGTCACGGCTGTGGACAGAACCACAAGGCTCAGATCCGAAGAGCGCACGGACGAGGTCAGCGTAGAGTGGGCGGCTCCTGCGGTGAGTCCAGAGGGCGCAACGACACTGAGAGTGATAGACGAAGTCGATGAGAGCGGAACGAGAACCAGAGCTGTCGAGATAACGCTGACGGCACCAAGCGGAGCATCAGCGACGGACGTTTATGACTTGTACAGAATGGACGGAGACACAGTCAGTCTGATAGGCGAGGGCTTCCCGCTCAACTTCGTGACGCAAGATGATTACGCTCCATTCGGATCAGATGCGAATCTGTTCTACAGAGTAGCGCTTCGGACAGCGGACGGAGATGTCTCTTGGGACGATGTCGAGTACGAATTCCCTTGTGACTCGCTGAGGTTCGACTGGGACGGCGGCTACATCGAAATGCCGTACAATCTCGCGATCGGTGACAAGTACGCAAAGGACTCCGAGATAAGACAGCATCTTAATGGCAGTTCGGACGCCTACTGGAACCCGAACGTAACGAGGACGGCATCGCTGAACACGGATGTGGTCCCGATCGTTCAGCCGGACGAGATAGCGGCGGTCCGCAGACTCGCAAGGTATCCGGGTGCCGTGTTCGTAAGAACGCCAAATGGATGCGCTTATGAGGCGGATGTTCAGGTGTCGGATATGTCATCGAGCAACAAGAATCTTGTAGCGGCGGCATTCGAGGCAACGCAGGTCGGACTCACGAGCGAGTTCATGCTTCCGATACCATTCGAGATGGAGGAAGAATAAATGGATTGGACACGGTCATATACATCGGAATGGCGTGTCTTCAGGGTCAACCGAAGAACATGGGCAGACGGTCAGAAACTGGACGGAGTGGACAGCGCGAGCATTACACGCACAGCCGATGGCAGTCTGCTCGAGTCGGGCGACATGGAAGTCACGGGCGCATTTGAGACGGACTACTACCGCATCGTGATGACAGCAAGGCAGAATGGCGAAGTGGTTCGTGAGGATGTTGCAACACTGCTGTTCGATATCAGCGATGGAGAGCACGACTTCGGTACTGTGAAGAACAAGGCAAAAGGCTATTCTGTGCTTTACCCTGCATCAACCACCGCGGTCATGACGGGCGAGTACGCACCTGCAGGAGTAGATGGAGCAGAGTATGCTGCGGAGCTTCTCCGGTCTGCAATCAACGCGCCGGTAGATATCGAGGGCGGCTTCACGCTGAATGAGCACGTAGTCCACGAGCCGGGCACATATGTGCTCGATGCGGTATGGGCTGTGCTCGAAGCTGGCCCGGATGGTGGCTACGTGATCCAGATAGATGGACGCGGCGTGGTACACATCAGACCAAGACCGACGGAGCCGGCACTCGTTCTCGACACGGCAGCTGAAGGCATCGTCCTCAATGGAATTGAATATTCAGCGGATCTGTCAGAGATCCCGAACAGATATATCGTCATCGACGGCAACAACAAAACGCTCGCTGTGAATGACGATGCGAACAGCCCTGTATCCACCGAGGTACGGGGCTATTTTGTCGATGAGGTGGACACATCCCCGAAGGCGGTCAATGGTGAGACACTCGGCGAGTACGCAAGAAGGAAACTACACGAGGCTTCCGTACTTGAGACCGAATACTCATACAAGCACGAATACGCTCCGAGCGTGATGCTTTACTCGCTGATCAGGGCGTCGCTTGATGGGATGAAGGGTGACCTTCGAGTGACCTCGCAGAACATCGACATAGACCACGGCATCGTCGTGAGCGAGAAAGTTGTGGAGGAGAAGTTCTTATGGTAGAGCGAAACGCAATAAGCGAACTCGTCGGCGTACTGGCAAAGGGCGGCGAGAAGCGGAATAGTGACAGCTTCAACGCGGTCGTATCCCGTGTGGATAATGAGGGCGTTGTGTGGGTAGTTCTTGCAGGCTCTGAACGAGAAACGCCGACGGCCTCGACCTCGACCGAGGTGAAACGAGGCGACAGCGTAACTGTCCAGTGGCGAGACAACAAGTTATACATAGGCGGTAACTATTCGAATCCTGCAGTCGGGATAGCAAGAATGGCGGCCGCTGAATACAGGACGGAGCAAGTCTTTGACATAGCGGAGAATGCGGAGGACATCGCAATCAAGGCAGGCGGCATCGCAGACAACACGAATCAGTATTTTTGGGTTGCTGAAGCAGGCTCTGACACGGGTGTACACATAACAGAGGTGCCGAGAGAAGAGTTCCTCGCGGATCCCGAGAACGGAGGCGGCAATCTGCTGGCAAGGTCGAACGGACTCGCAATGAGGGACGGACTGACGGAAGTGGCTACATTCAGCAAGGATGCCGTAAAGCTCGGCAAGGAAACGAGCGGAACGTTCGCAGGGGCATCAATAACCAACAGATCCATCGAGTTCAACCCGAGGTTCGGAAGTTCCGCATTCAAGTTCAGATACGCTGATGCGGGCATCGTGGTCACGCAGAAAGTCATCGGTACGGGTGACCGCCTTGTGGTGAGCGTATGCAGGCCGTCGGACTCGATAGCTGTTACAGTGGACGGGGTCGCTACCACAAGTTTTTCCGTTTTGTTCCCGACCAGTGAAAATTACGGAACACTCACATTCAGATCTCCATACCCTGCAGATGGCGCAGAAGTAATCATCACGTACACTACGCTGAACGAACTTCCTGTATATCAGTTTGGCGTCGGAACGCCATCGGGGCCGTTCTCATCGGTGAATGGACTCCTTTGCGAGGCAAGCGGCATCATGTCCCACGCAGAGGGCAACGGAACCATAGCCAGCGGATTCGGTCAGAGTGTTATGGGGCGCTACAACGTGGATAATGCGAACTATGCCGTGATAATCGGCAATGGTAGCAATAGCGCAAGGTCGAACGCGGTGGCGGCAGACTGGGACGGCAATCTGCGCATCGCGGGCGGCCTGTACGTTGGATGCGATCCGGACAGCGGAAACGGCATTGCGTATGCGGTCAAGAGAGCCCTCATTGGTGCATCGTCTTCCGCGGACATAACGCTTGAGCGCGGCAAATGCTACAGGGTAGTGACTGCAGCCGTCCCGGCGTCGACAAAGGGCGAGTATATCGTATCGGTATCGTCTGCGGGCACAGTCGGCGCCGCACCAGTCAGAACCGCAAGTGATTTAACCATTTCAGGGTCAAACAGCACGATGACCATAACGAACGGCAATGCTTCATATGCCGTAGCGGTCAGAGTCGAGGAGATATAAGAGAGGAGCAACCAAAATGAACATCAACTTCGAAGATTACTTAATTCCAATCATAGCGGTAGGCTGTTTGTGTGTCGGCTTCGTGCTGAAGAAGTGGCTCCCGACAGATGACAAATGGATTCCTACAATTCTGGCCATTCTCGGAGCTATCTCCGGAGCAATCCTGTTTGGGTTCCAGTATGAGGGCATCGTCAAGGGTATGCTGAGCGGTCTTGCTTCGGTAGGACTGCATCAGATGTTCTACCAGTTTGCTAAGAACAAAATCATTCCAGTAGACATCGAAGGCATGGAATATCTCGAGGATGGTGAGGAGGATGAATAAGACCAAATTCATGCAGACCGATTCTCGCTGGGGCGGTCTGGGGTATCCGAAAAAGCCGTGGTATCTGAGGAACTGCGGATGCGGCGAGGTGTCGGTAGCCAACTGCATCATCGAGATGGAGCAGTATAAGAACTACACACCAGCCACAATCCAGCCGTATTGCAAACAGTACGCCGCACCGAACGGCGACGGAACGTACTGGAGCGGCATACCGAAGATGATGAGCCACTACGGACTCACCGAAGTCAAGGAACACGCCACTATGTCGACACTTTGGGCAGAATTAGCCAAAGGCGGCAGGGTGGCTATTTATTTGATGGGAAGTCGCAAGGGCGGAAGCAAGGGTGTCCACTGGACGAGCGGAGGACACTTTGTCTGCTCGGTAGACTATAAGTATCAGAACGGAAAGCACTACGTTTATGTCAAAGACTCATACTCCAACTCCTCACTGAGAAATGGATTTATTTCCTACGAGGAAAACATGAGAAATGACGTCCTCAAGGTGTGGAGCGGCAAACTGAACAGCAAGAAGCCAAGCGCACCATCCACGACACCATCGAGCGGCAAGCTGGTTGTTGATGGTATTGGCGGCATCGCGACAGTGCAGAGACTTCAGCAGTTCCTCGGAGTGGCTGTAACGAATGGTATCACGATTCGTAAGGACTTGCAGAAATACGTACCAGCACTTAAAGCCTATGAGTACGGCACCGGCTCGCCAACTGTCAAGGCTATGCAGAAATGGCTCGGCCTGTCAGATCCGGACGGGCTCTGGGGCGCTAATACATCGAAGGGCTTACAGAAGAAGCTCGGAGTGACACAGGACGGCATCGCGGGAACGGCCACATTCAAGGCGCTCCAGAAATATCTGAACGAGCACGACAAAGCGGTCTATCCGGCACCACAGCCAAAGACGCTTTACCAGAAAGAGATGGAAGCGTGTCAGGCTCAGTCCACTTGGATGAAGAACGCTACGTACTCGTGGCCGAAGTGGAAACCGAAAACTGTGGAGCAGAGCAAGAAGGCCGGCACCTGTGTCACTTATGTCGCTTGTGTCCTCCAGCGGCTCGGGTATCTCAAGCCGGGACAGTACATCTGGCACAATGGCAAGGGTTACGGCACCGGCAAGGTCTACGGAACCAACAGCAAAATGGTCACAGCGTATATGGGCAACAAGACACTGTCTGCGCTCAAAGGCCAACTCAAGGGCGGCGACATCGTGATGGTGGACGACAACAAGAGCGGCCAGGAGGGAAGCGGTGGTCACATCTTCATCCTTACAGGCTCCTGGACAAACGGCGATCCGTGGATCTGGGACAACGAAACGGCCAAGCAGGGACAGAAGCCACGTAAGTATTCCGGCAAGCGTAAAGTCCTTGCCATCGTTAGGCTGAAATAGGAGGGGAGCACAATGGATAAAGAAATAATCACAACATTAGTGCTTGCCATCCTCGCGAGTAACGGCTTCTTTGCTCTCGTGCAGTTTCTTATAACTCGCTGGGACACAAAGAAATCCATCAAGGGCAAACTCGACAGGCTCGAGAAGGACGGACTCAGGACGCAGCTTTTGCTGATGATCATGCTCAAGGGCGACGAGAAGAAGGAGATCCTGACGCTCGGACAGCATTATTTCGATGACCTACACGGCAACTGGTACATGACAGACATATTCAACAAATGGCTCGAGGAAAAAGGGCACAGTAAGCCGGATTGGTTTAAACACGATTAAAGGAGGGCACTAATGTACACATACACAACTCCAACCATCACCTGTACGCTGACCGGCATTGAGTTCAGTCAGCTCGACTATGTACGTATAGCGGTCGAGAGCAAGTGCTTTGAGATAGTCAGAGAGGTCCCTGCTGCCGATATCGACACGGAGACGGGAGTCACATCCATCAAGCTGACTCAGGAAGAGACCGCGAGGCTCGGCAAGGGGCAGGTCAAGATACAGGCGAGAGTGCGCTATCTTGACGGGACGGTGCAGGCGACCAACAAGGTCCTGCGCGATATGGACAAGGTACTTGATGAGGTGGTGATCTGATGGCTATCAAACTGACTGTAGCAGAAAACGATGCGGTCACGCTCGGATTAGACTCAGGCGATAACGCTGCGCTCAATGTCGGATCCACTACGGTGGTGTCCGTGAATGACTACAACGATTTACGTAACATGCCTCGCATCGAGGGCGTTGAGCTGATAGGTGACAAGTCCTTTGAGGAATTAAATCTGCAAAGGCTCACAAATACAGAACTTGAAAATATGCTGACGCTTTAAGCGG